AAACTGCACCCAATCTTGAAGTATTAGATTTAGAAAGTGCCAGCACAGCTCTTGTCATATTCAAAAACACCTGGCGCGATGTGCCCCGAGCAAATGGCAATATCTTGTCAGACCCTGTTCGAAATCGCAGAAAAGATGCTGCCAAATCGTTCAAATGGAATGCAGTGCGTTTTGCTCACAAAGTATACAGCATATTTCACGCCGCACAAAATTGTCAGACTGAATGGTTGATCTGGATGGACGCTGACATGGTATGCCATTCACCCATGAGCACTGGCAAACTGACTGAGTTTTTTCCAGATTCATCAGATATTTGTTTTGCCGGCCGCAGTAAAAAATTCAGCGAATGTGGGTTGTACGGCATGCATGTGGTTGAACCTGCTGTCAAGACCTGGCTGGCAGATTTTCAACACATGTATGATCATGCAGAGCAGGGCATATTCACCTTGGAAGAATGGCATGACAGCTATGTGTTTGATGCAGTGAGAAAACGTCATGCCTTGCGTGAACTCAATTGGACAGCACACTTGCAAATGGGCGAGGGTCATCCCTTGATCAATTGTGAATGGGGTGCATACATTGATCATCTCAAAGGCGCACGAAAAAGCACTGGCAAGAGTCGGCCTGCAGACCTACGAGTGCGCAGACAAGAAGCATACTGGCAATGATATTTTTGAGTAAGAACGGTGACGATGAATACATTGACATGTATGCTCATGGACTAGGATTACAAAGCACACCATTGGAATCATGGCGCTACGAGGACAGCACAGCGCCACTGATGTTGCGTGGTATAATGAAACACAAAATTATCAAACAGTGTTGGGCCGACAAGAGATCATTCAGGTACATGGATTCGGGCTATCTGGGCAATCGCCCTGGGTACCAAAATCCACAAGGATGGAAGGTATGGCATCGCATTGTGCCCAACAACTTGCAACATGATCAAGTGATCAAACGTCCCAGTGATCGCTGGAACCAACTGGGGCTGGAAGTGGCCAATCGTCGACGCGGTAGTACAATACTGATTGTTGCTCCAGATGAAAAGCCTTGCAAGTTTTATGATATAGAACTAGATACCTGGTTGGCAGAGACTGTGGCCACAATTCAACAACACACTGATAGGCCCATTGTGATACGTGAACGAAACCGAAGTCGCATGGATAGAAAGACCAATCGCGTGGAACGAGCCTTGGATGATGTGCATGCTGTGGTCACATTCAACAGCATAGCTGCCACAGAAGCCATCTTGGCAGGTGTGCCTGTGTTTGCACTAGCACCATCAAACGCTGCTCGTCCAGTAAGCAACACGGATTTAACGAAGATAGACAATCCTTGGTTTCCTGACCAGGATCAAATACATGAGTGGGCATATCATTTGGCATATGGCCAATTTCACATAGACGAATTCAAGAACGGCCGTGCAGAACGCATACTTAAACAAACAGAGGAGATACTGAGTGCATGAATACCAAGGGTGGTGGTTCCCAGATGCTGAATCACATTTTCCAAAAATGCTGAAGAAAAGCATAGACAAAGGCGGGCCTGCTGAGTATCAATATCAGGTGCGTGATCGTAGTATGACCTATGTCAAACAACATGGCATAGCCTTGGACATTGGCGCCAACGTGGGACTATGGAGTCGTAGTCTATGTAAAAATTTCCGCACAGTACTGGCGTTTGAACCTGTGGCTATGTTCCGCGAGTGCCTGATTAAAAATGTTGTTGCTGACAACCTGCAGGTCAAAGACTTTGCACTAGGCGATAAACGCACACAGGCCACAATGATCATCACAGAAGGCAACACAGGCCACACCCACATTGATCCTGCCACACTAGGCACTGGTGAGACACAAGTATACAGACTGGATGATCTAGAACTTGACGAAGTAGATTACATCAAAATGGACTGCGAAGGTTATGAGTATCGTATCTTGCAAGGTGCCGAAGCCACTATCAAAAGATGTAGGCCTGTTGTGGTAGTAGAACAAAAACCTCATGATGCATACAGTAGCCAGTATGGACAACATGCTGCCATTGAGCTTATGAAGGGCTGGGGCATGATCAGACTGGATCAAGTCAAAGACGACTGGATCATGGGATGGCAATGAGCACTGGCCAGTTCGATAAGTATGCATTTGTAGAAACAATTTACCGATGAAATCATATATCATTACCATGCTGGGGCATGAACTGTCTGAACAACTATCAGCCCAGTGTAGAGAACAAGCAGCTAAAGTTGGAGTCAACGTAGAAATATTTCAAGCTATCTGGGGACGAGACTACCAACAACACTTGGCAAAACTCAACATCCGACTGGGCAAACAAAAACTCAGCAAAATGACCCTGGGGCATTATGGTAATTTTCTAAGTCATTTTTATCTATGGATGCAATGTGTTCAAGATCAAGTGCCGTATCTTGTGCTAGAACATGACGGATGGCTCATGCGACCAATTCCTCAAGATATTTTTTCACAGTTTGACGATGTATGCAAACTAGATTGTTTTAGCCCGTGGATGAAACAAGATGGCGGCTATGATGTTGTGGTAGATCAGGATCAGACATCGCCTGTCACAGTCTACTCAATTCTAGATATTCCCAAAATAACTGGATACAGTGATCCGTTGAGATTTAAAAGCCGGGCCGGATGTTATAGTTCAGGAGTGTATGCTTACATCATCAAACCACAAGGTGCAAAAAAATTGATTGATTATATTAGAGAAAACGGATTCTTGGCCACCGACAATCAAGTCAACACCAATGTCATGGATGTCAAGGTATGCATACCATCAGTGGCCAGATTACATCCAGTTATGAAAAATAGTGAAATAATTGGGCAGATGTCGACTTCAAGACGCAGTCCAAATCCTCACACAGGAAAAGGTATGGAAAATGCAGAACAAAAATAAACACATCGCACTGACACAAAAATTCAGCACATGGGGAGACAAGTTGTTGCAACACACTGATGTGTTGTACAGTATCCAGCATGATAAAAAATTCCGACCCATTACAATACAACTGTCGCCCTGTGAAGTTTGCAGCAGTGGTTGCCCATTTTGCAGTGTGGCCGACCGACCGCTGAAGTCGTATCTACCATTTGAAAAAATCAAACAAGTGTTGCGTGATTTTCGAACTCTGGGCGCCAAGAGTGTGGAACTAACTGGTGGTGGCGAACCCTTGATCTATCGCGACAAGGATACCCAGGACGACATCAACAGCATAGTTGAGTATGCACATGAACTGGGCTACGACATTGGCATCATAACCAACACGCTGAAACTGTCAAGAATCCGGCCAGAAAACTATCACAAGATCAGCTGGATCCGGGTAAGTCTGATCAAGTTGGACGAAGGATATGAGCCAGAAGATTTTGATTTCTGTGGCTTTCCTCTTGAGAAAATGGGACTGTCATACATTATCTACGAAGGTGACACTGGCACAGGCAACAGGCTGGGCAAACCCTATCGGCCCACCGACGTTGAAACAATACGACGCATTGCTCGAGTGTTGGAACTGCATCCTGAACTGAAATTTGTCAGAATAGCAGGCAACTGTTTGATCAAAGGCAACAATGCACAAATTAGAACACAATTCAAACAAGTGATTGATGAGATTGACACCCTAAACAAAATCTTTATCAAAGACATTGGAGAAGATGATTCCCCATTTGAGGATGGTTGCTATGTGGGCATGATACGCCCATACGTGGCTCCTGATCCACACGGCAATGGCAAGTATCAAGTGTACATTTGTACCAGTCATGTGTTAAACAAACAAAACTATGACCTAGATTATTCACTGTGTGATGTGGACAATATTATTCCCACATGGCAACGACTCAGCGACAACTATGCGGCCAAAGGATATCCATACGAAGTAAAAAACAACTGTGGACAAGATTGGACCGAAAGTTGCAAATACTGCTACTATAAATTCAACAACAAAATTTTACACACTGTGGCACAAGAAATGCCGGATCGGAACTTTCCATGACACAAGTATTTGACGAACAGTACTATCGTTCCAACAACTATGTTGATTATTTCTCCAAACGTGAACGATACGTAAAGACCGCTGAAGAAATACAACAGGTGTTTCACAAATTCAGTCTCATCAACCAAGATTCAACCATACTAGATTATGGATGCAGTTTGGGTTTCTTGATCAAAGGATTTGAAAAAGCTGGATTCAAAAACGTTTTTGGGTATGATATCTCCGACTGGGCTGTGGAGCAAGCAAGAAAAAATGATTGTAAAATACTGGAGCATGCTCGGGGCACATTCGACCTGGGCATATTTTTAGACGTGCTAGAGCACATGACTGATCAACAAATTGCTGAATTATTTTCTCAACTCAAACTTGATAAAGTTTTGGTTAGAATACCATGTGCTGTTGCCAAACAGCCCAATGAGTTTTATCTAGAGGTATCTCGACGAGACTCTACACACATAAACTGCAAAACAGATCAACACTGGATAGAACTGTTCCGAGATCTAGGTTATCAAAATTGTTTGCGACTCAACATGTCAACCATATATGATTCACCTGGTTGCTTTTGTTGCTTGTTCATGTGAGATAAGGCAAAAACTTTTGATACACACGGCCTGCACGAGCATCTTCGTCACTCCAGTGTGCGGCTGCTAGATCATAAATCCACTGTTCTCTAGAGAATACATCTGGCGATTCAATCTTACTGATATCCTGGTTGGCCACTGACCAGGCCACACAACTGGTGTCATCTGCAAACACAGGTATGCCTTCACACACCGCAGCCACACTGGCACTGCTGTTGAAAAACACTGCTGCATGTGCTCCTTGTAGGTTGTCAATCAAACGACTTTGAGTAGGTTCAATTATAACTATGTTTTGTCTCTTGCTCATTTTGCGGGTGTATGCTGCAAAATCTGCCATGTTGTATTGGCCCGGGTGTGGGCGTACCCAAATTTGTCTACTGCTAACTGATCTAATCTGATGTATTTTGTCGTGCAACCAAGTCATGGGATCCAGTGTTTTCATGGCAAATCCGCCGTCTCGTTGCATGCCGATCAAAATGTGTCCTGTACTGTTTGTCTTGGCAGGTTTTAAATCAACTCCCAGGGTGCGACTGATTTCCAGCCATTTGGTAGCATCACTGTTGCGATTGGCATATTCAGCACGATCATAAAAAGGTCCGCCAAGACTGTACCGCAAATAACTGCCTTGATTGTCAAGATACTTCCAGCATGACGCATCTATACACAGAGTATGAAATCCCAGCTTGCGTTGTTCAGGTATGATTTGTTTGCGCAGGGCAATATTACGCCCACCTGTGTTGGTAGTGGCCCAACCTAGGATCACAGCCAGCCGACTGGGAGTATAACGATGTTCCCATTCCACTTGCACTGTGTGCCCTGCAGCTTGGACACCCTCAGCAAAACTTTCCAGGCATTGTATTTTCCTAGAATGTTTCTGCGGATTAGCAACACTGCTAATGTAAACCACTACATCAACCACCCTGCAAGATTCTCCATGCTGTGCCGTCGCGCATTTCTGCTTCGGTAAATTGGCAATAGGCCATATGTGCCGCCCAGGCTTCAACTTCATCCAAGGTAGGCACATGAGGCTTTTCAATGGCATCTAAACTCTGACTGCACAAGGCAGCAGCCGCATTAGGCCCAAGTGTGATAGCAGGTTTACCATTCAGCAAGGCTTCTCCAGCAGCAATACTTGAGAATGTGATCAAACAATGTATGTCTTGTTTGAGTGCATGTGCCATACTGTCGTCACTGGTTCTGGCAGTGCGACTGGGTTTGCGTCTAACCACCACTTCACGATCAGTATGAGCACCAATTTCTAACAGTACATTAGCAAGCCATTGCTCTAAATCAATGTCATAAAGATTCAACAGTTTTTGACTGGGTGGTGCCAACAATATCTTGCTGCCACGATAGAACTTGCATGGTTGAAAACCTGTGGCCGCTAGTCTATCTCTAGGACGATCAATTATGGGACCAAAGTTTTGCACATCATTCTTGGTCACTCTATGAAACGTTTTCTTTTTACCGTTGCCAAAATAGCCAGTGTCAATGTAATAAAAGTCACGCCCTGTGGCACGGCAAATATTCATTTCTTTGCGTTTGGTTATGCCACGCAACACCACCGGAGTCATTGACTGTTCACTTTTGCTCCAGTTGGTTATTCGGCCTCCGCAGCCCATGGTAAAACTTTCTAGTACAGGATCAAACATTTTTCCCTTTTCTGCATATTTAAAATCGCCTGCATTTACATCTATAGCATGCACAGCATTGTTGTCTAAAAGTTGTATCTTGTTGGTCAGAGTCTCAAGATTCATGCCATAAAAATCGCCTGCAGGATCCACACGATATTTCAATACATCATAAAATATTTCATTGACTTCAGGTGCCGTAACATCCAACTCATGTGGCTGCGGGACCACAGTATGTGATTTTACTTTGACAGTTTGTTCGCAATGTGTGGTTCGCTGCTTTTCTTCATGCCATTCTGATGAAAAATGACCTTGCGTGGCAAACTCATGGAAACAAGGGGTACCCAGAGTATAGTGTACCAACTTGGCCTCAGGATTAGCATCATATTCAACATCCAACCAGTTCCATTCTGGGGGCAGTTCGCCAATGCGATCATCATCTAGCCAGGTGAATCTATGCAGTTCTGCACCTGTTGATTGTTGCACAAACTCTGGAGTCAACTTGCGATTGGGAAAACTGTTGCAGTTCCACAAGATCACACTTGACCAGTTCTTGCGTGGATAATCTTCGTTCTTGCTGCCAAGATACTTTTCAGTCATGCGTGTTTTATAGTCGTGTTTGACAACCATGACGTCTTTGGCAAGATTTTGCAACTCCCACAGTTTTACAATGTCGTCACGCAAGATCATGTCGCCATCAATGAATATGGCCCAGCCAGTGTAATCCATCAAATGAGGCACAAGAAATCTTGAATAGATAAATTGATTGCTGCCGTCAGTGTGTGTTTCATCGTAGTCTCGAAACAAGTTTAAGGCCACAGGAATTATAGCTACAGGCTGACTGGCATGTCTAATGATTGAGTTAACACACACATGGTATGCCACAGCCTCTCTAGGATCGTATCCTACAAACACAGGAATTGGCTTCATTTCTTACGCTCAATATCTTCCTCAACACAGTTTTCACCGTATTGGATTTCAATCAACTTGAGTGGCGTGTCTGTTTCGTTGCACAACATGTGCCACTGGTTCTTTTTGATCCACACATAGTCATGCTGTTTGAAGTTGCCAACCAAGTCGTGATCAGTTCCTGCATCTAGTGTGTACACTGCGGCTTCGCCTTCGGCCACAAACCAAAACTCTGCACGTTGATCATGTCGTTGCATGCTCAAGCATGTTTTAGGCATCACAGTGAGTTCTTTGAGCTTGGTGTTGGCTCCTACTTCATGCAACACACGATAGTACCCCCAGGCACGATTAGTCTGGGGTGTTTTCCATTCAGTCAATATCCATGAACTGGAATTTTTTTTGTCCTCTCCCCCTACACCAAATGCAAATTCAACGTCTGACATACGCATTTCGGGGATGTTGTCGGATGTTCTATCTCCGCCATTGGCAAACACAAGGTCAGCGTCGGGATAATGCGCACGAACCTGCTCTATAAAATGACATGCAGAGCCGTCTGAATCATCAAAGGTATAAACTTCATCAACCATGCTTAAATTGTTGATAATACACAGGCGTTCGTTCCAGGGCATAAATGCCCGACCTTTTTTGCGTTCTAACCATTCATCTGAATTGAGACCCACAATTAATAGATCTCCGAGAGTGCGAGCAGATTTTAAATAAGCAATATGCCCAGAATGGATGGGGTCAAAACCTCCGGTTACAAGTACAATTTTCATGCAGATATTTAACCAATGTGCTCAACACACCACCAAAAAGCCGCCCAGGCTTCAAAAAAGAACAAGAGAAAAAAGATTTCCATTTCTTCTAGATCTCTTTGCCAACGTTCACCGTCGGTCATGTTATACTGTGATATCTTCCATGCCTGCTGTGCGTAGTCGTACCACGTGCCCCATTTGCCACTGCTTGGTATCCAGACCTTTCATTATGCCCAACCAACGATTACGTAGAAGTGCCACTTCATTGATGATGGTTTCAAAGTCCACAACTTCTTCTTCGCCATCCACGTACTTTTCAGCATCACGTGCTGTGAGCGCACGAGCATATCCTTCTAAATATTTTTTAAAATGTTTGGTACGTATTTTACGTAGTTGAATGTTGAGAAAGTTCAACACAGCTTCAATTTCTTGTAGCTGGTTGAACCTGTGCTCAGTTATGCCTGGCAGGGCTGTGATGTTCTTTTCTACTAGGCCGCTAATTTTGCAGTCACGTTTGGCATCCGTGAGTTCTGACTCAAAATGTGCAATGAAGTCAGGAATGTTGCCAAGGTCGGCAACTACTCGGCTGTACCACATCAGTAGTCATCTTCTTTGTTGTAGTTGTCCTCGTCATCAAACTCTTCTTCCTCTTCTTCCTCATAGTCCTTGTCATTGTCCAAGTATGCAGTTAGAGCTTTTTTAATGTCTGAATCGCCTTTGAAGGCTTCTCGAATTTCTTCAACGTCATGATCATGATCAATCAGGATAGACACAATGCTTTCGGCAGCATCTATACGATCTACCACGTTGACGTATCGTTTTAGTTCACCCCAAATTTCGCTTGCTACTTCTGCTGACATTTTATTCCTCCGTTGCGTCGGCTGTACTTACCTCGGTCTTGATGTTGTTGAAGTCAGCCATGACTTTGTCCAAACAACCATCATCGTTCTTTTCCCATGCTTTGCGGAACTTCTTGATGATCTCGCCATCGCTGGTGGTAAACACCAAGCTGTTGCCTTCACGCTTGAGCATTTCTTTTTTCTCAATCAAGTCTACCAAGCCTGAGTAAGGGCTCATACCTGTTGTGTAAGGAATCTTGACCTGCACACCTTCAAACGGTTTGGCATAGCGTGTTTTCATGACTTTACAGCCTGCACGAATACCGTTGACATCACTCACCTTGTTGCCGTCCTCGTCCTCTTTGAGCTTCATTTTCTTCATGGCCACCACAATTGAACTGGCGTAAATGAAACCTTGGCCGCCACTGATTTTATCATCAGGGTCAAACATGTCTTGGCTAGCGTATGTGTGGTTGGTACAAACCAGGCCCACATTGTAACTACCAAACATGTTCACACAGTTACGCACCAGGGCAGTGAGAGCTTTGGGTTTACGACCCAGGTCACCCTTCATTTCACCAGCATCAAATTGATTGACGTCTGTGGGGGTCAACAACATGCCCAAGCTGTCAATAACAAACATGACCTTGGGTCGTTCGCCTTCGGGCAGGGCTTTGTAGTCGCTCATGAACGTTGAAATGGTCTTGGCCACATCGTCAATCATGGCCATACTAAGTTTCAGCAGTTTGCTTTCGCTTGTATCCACACCCAAGGCTTTGAGCCAGTCCTCATCAAGTGCGTTCTCGCTGTCAATCAACACCACAAAGATACCTTGCTCTTGTGCGTTCTTGATAATGTTACCTGAACAAATGTACGATTTACCTGCGCCTGAGTCGCCAGCAAACACTGTGACCTTGCCTAGTGGGATACCGCGATTGAAGTCACCCGAGATCAGGTAGTTCAAGGCATAATTGCCTGTGCTGATCCAGTCTGTGGGATCGTTAAAGCCGATGCTGAGTCCATCAATGCTTTTTGTGATTTCCTTGCGGAACTTGCTTACGTCAAATGGTTTTCCCATGTCTGTCCTTTAAAATTTAATACTTGCTCGATTGTTGTCTCGAGAATTTCTAAATAAAACTTTTCTGTATTCAAATAAGTTTTCTGAAATATCCACAATGTTAGCAACAGGCAATTGATCAGTTATCAATGGCACACCATGTGTGTTTGCCCATGCTGTTGCTTCCCGGCTGTAAGGAATAGTTTGAGGTTTTTGTAAATTTAACTGAAACGAAAACTCCAACTGTTCATAGTTGTAGTGATCAGAATATGTTAAATTGTCATCAAAAAATTCAAACTTGTTGTAATACTGTCGACCAACATACGTATACCCAAAACTAAAATTTGTCACATTGTTGTTTGATATTATACTATCAATAAATGGATTGTCAAATACTTCCCATTTGTTATCTGCACTAAACTCTAGATTGTGTTTATTGAAAGATGCCTCTAAACGGTGAACTCCTAAGTTCACTTCTTCGTATGGATATATGTATCCTAGCTTCTCCATTGCTGGAGCAGTTTTGACAACTCGAATTGCATCTGGGTACAGTTCATGCAACTGATTACCCAGTTTGGCTTGGTTTGAATTTGTGCTGTATCTAAGTGCATCAATGTCAACATTTTCAAGTTGTGAAAACACCCAGTCCGAATGAGTCTTGTTTAAAAAATTTTGATCTAGATAATTTTCTAGGTCAGTGTGTTGATCAAACGATCGACCAATCAAATCGTACAAAACTTCATTGGTCTTTGATATTGCCCAATGTAGATGTGTGATTTTTTTATCAAGTTCGCCAAACACTGTTTGATTGTTTGAAAAACTGTTTTGCTGTTTTTGGTTTGCTTGATCTACAAAAAATTCAAAAAGCTCATGATTAGATACAACCTCAAATGGTAAACAATCGCCTGAGTTATCAAATACTAGAGAAAATTTCATTGGTGTTGATTGAAATGGATCTGAGTCTCCCCAGATCCATGTACTATCACTTGTTTTGACGGCTACGGATCATGGCCAGGATATCCTGGGCATTTTGACCTGAGGCTGCGGGCTTGACCACTGGCGCCACTGCTACAGGCGTGTCGTCTTCGTCAAAGTCACTTGCTGGCGCAGGTGCTGCCACTTTGAGTGCTGGTTTAGCTGCTGGTACTTCGTGTGCGTCTCCATGACCGTCTACAGCATGTGTGCTGCCGCCTGGTGCTTGCACACCTGCAGGACGGAAGTACTGACCCCAACGTTCTGTGTCGTAAGGTTGTCCATCCACACTAGCCTCAAACATCTCTTTGATGACTCGTAGTTCAACATCGCCTGGACGCTTGGGCAGGAATGTGCTCAAGTCAAACAAGCCATGTGTGGCAATTGCCGCTTGTTCAGCTTCGGTCAATGCTGATTCCTTACGTGCCCATTTGCTTGTGCTGTAGTCAGCATAGCCACCTTTTGCTGTCTTTGACACACGGAAGTCCAGGCCACGCAGGGTGTCTGTGGGCATTTCTTCCAGTTCAGGATCCATCAATGCGCCCTTGATGGTGGCAAAGATTTGTGGTCCAATGATGAAACGTCGGATTGGATTCTCCGGAGTCTTGTCTTCGCTTAAGGGATTCTCACGCACAAAGCCTTGAAAGATGTATGAACGTTTCTTCCAGTATTTGCGACCCATTTCTTCAAGGCTCTTGTCCTTGAACCAGGTGCGTACTTCTGCCAAGATAGGACATGCTTCGCCCCACATTTCCACACAAGGTACTTGCACGTACACTTGTTTAGAATCCCCTTCGCCTTTGATGCCAGCGAAAGGCAAACGAATCATTGCTCGTTCTTGCCAGAAAAATGTGTTTTTTGTATTTGCATCGGGAAGGAATCGCAGTGTTGCACTTTGCCCTTCTTCCATGTTCCAGTGAGCGTAAATGGAGTTGTCTCCACCTGTTTGTCCGCCACCTTTGTTGCCCTCTGCTGCCTGTAGTCTTGCTCTGATTTCTGCTAATGATGCCATAGTTTTTCTCCTTAGTAAGTTGCCTATGTTATGTTGCCTATCTAAATGTTTAGATCTTAGTTGCCTGTGACACAAACAAAAAAGCGCAAACACTGTAGTAGTATATGCGCTTTTTGTCTACGTGTCAATGTTATTTATGATCAAGTTGTTCTAAATTAATAATATCGTAGGGTCGTTGTTGTAACTGTTGTTGATTGTGTTCAAACACATCAATGTTGGCCATAAACAGATCATGCAAGGTATCTATATTGGATGTTAGTTTGGTCAAGCATTCAATGTACCTGGAAAATCTTGGCTCATTTTGCAACTCATCATTGTCTTTGTTTTGATCTTCGATATTGTCCCAACTAAAGTCAATTCCTACTGGCAGACGCCAACCATTTTCGACCAAAGTACGATAATACTGCCTAGGACCAAAATTCAACACAAATCTACCTTGTATCAAATGGTCATAAGTTTTTTCACAAAATATCACATTATTGCCTTTTATCATTGATTCTATCTGCGCTGATACATAGGTATCATCAAAAAATCTTCTTGCCGGCGGTGTGGCTGCTACACTTCGAATATGTGTTTCGCCAGTTTCACACGGCAACACTGTTTCATCAGAAAATCCACCGTGATGTCCTGGAATGTGATGTATTGAGTTGTATAGGTGTTGTTTAATGTGTTTATTATTTCTGCCATACAAAGAAAGCACTGCCAACGGTCGTCGATCTAGTAGCACGGGCCATTGATTGAAATTTTGTTGGCCAAGTTGCTTCCATCCTGGCTTTTTGTCGTGATAGGCTTGTTTGCATCGATTCCAATAAAAATCAAAATGTACAACATGGTCAAGATCAGGTACAGATTTCTTGCGAAAGGTTAACAAACTAGTTGGTAATATCTTTTGAAAATATTTTATCATTTCGATACGTTGAGTTTCAAATATCGATTCATAATGAAATATATCATAAAAAACCAATTTTTGAATTGCGTGAGTTTTTATGTATTCTTCGAGTTTGCTTTTTGTGTACAAAGGCAGGCGAGTATCTGTCTTGACTTCATACATCCAAAAGTCCGCCCATAATTCACCGGATGATTGATCGTGCTCTATCGGTAACCATTGTGGAAAGGTAAAAATAGAAGCATCGCTGCCCGGCATCAAGGCTACCTTGCGCATGATTAGATGTTATCTGAGCAAAGCCAATGATTTTATTCTTGCCAGAAGTGCATCGCCTTCTTGGACGTCAGTTTCTTTACCTTCATAGTAGCTGCCGGTCATAGCACTGTTGCTGTTGATTGGGTCTTGGGGTGCTTGTGCTTCTCCCATGCTGTAGGGCATGCCCACTGCACCACCATCTTCTTCCATGCTGCCACATTCCATCAGCCCGTGTTCTGGGCAGTATTCACCTTCGGCTGTCATGTTGCATGAGCCTTCGATTATACTGGATCCGCCCTTGGTCAGTTCTTGACCGCCAGTTGCACCCACAGAAGCACCTATTGGTCCGCCCAGCATGCTGCCCAAAGCAGCGCCGCCAATGGTGCCAAGCACTCCTTCATCAATGCCAATGTCTTGAGCAAATCGGTCACTGACCCACTCGTGAGGATCACCTGTGCGAGCTTTCTTTGTACCATAAGGCATGTCATCAAAATAATAGTCATACAGCGCATCATACAAATCGTCACTCATGTCTCCAGTTTCGGTAAAATCTTTGATGTCTCGACGGAAACGATCTTGTATGTGACTCAAGGTGCTGCCTGTTGAATCATTTAGTACACCTTCTTTGATGGGCACGCCAGCATATTTCAGCATTTCGGCCAATTCACGATCTTCCACGAATGTAGACTGGTTGTCGCCTTCTGCCATGTCTTGTTCTTTCACCGCTGGTGCCTCATCTTGTGGCACATCAGCAGGTTCTGCTTGGGTGCTTTGAGGAGTTTGAACACCCAGTTCAGCCAGTCTGCGTTGTACATCTGAGTCATCCCAAATGTTGGCGCGGCCTTCTGATCGGTCAGCCAAATCATTTAGGATGTCAAACAGCTCATCATCGCCCACAACGTCATACAACAACTCTGTAGCGTTGGTGGCATCAGGCCCAACAATGAGTTCTGCACTCATCAGCTGGTTGAGTTTTTCCATTTGTTCTGGAGTTTCTGGCAATGCCCAGGTTCCTTCGCTCAACTGGTTGATCCAGCTTTCAAATATTTGCGCTTCTTTCATGTTCATTCCTTGTTGTTGTATCTTGGCCAGTGTGGGCAAGGCAGCTTCAATTCTAGCATCCAATGTTTGTTCCACAAACATGTTGCGTAGATTTTCTACTAGACTCTCTGCTTCGCCAACTTGGTCAGGAGCCCAGCTTTCAAAGTATGCTTGATAGCCGCGTGGGCTGCCAAGATGCTTGATTGTTTCTTGTAAGTTTTGATAGTATTGTCGTGCGCTTTCCACAAGCTCTTGTGTGACGCCTTCAAACACACGACGGTGTTGAGCGCGATTAAAACGGCTCAACACAGCCATCTCGCTCACAACTTCAGTGATATGATTGCCACGCACATCATATGGACGTCCGCCCAAACGCACATGTTCCAACATGGCTCGGCCGCCTGCTAAACTTTTGAATGGCAGTCGGAATCGTTCTTGATCAGCGGTTTCAATAAACAAACTTTCCACATAACGATAACGCTTGTCATCTTCGCCCAATGTGCGGTTGTGTTTGATTACCAGTCGAGCTTGAGTTTGCTCGCCCATGTAGCTGACTTTCCGGTTGCCATAATAGCCTTCAAACAGGCCTTCTTTGATGGCAGCAATGCCCGCAAGTGTGTGTTTGAGCTGGTTGATGTCTCGAGGACTCCATGTTGCTGAATGACTGGCAGCTTTGTTGCTGAGTTGTTCCAGAAAGCTGAACCATTCGTCTTTGTCTTCAGGATCCATGCCTCTGCCCAGGTTGTCGCCATAAAACAAATTGAGTTCGTCATCCGCAACAACAATCACAGCAGTACCGTAGTTTTTGCCTGTGCCGGCGACATAGTCAAATTTCATAGTTTTGGCATCACCTGCTTCGGTAGGCTGGCCTTGAGCGTCAAAATATTCTGGGTCAAAGTTCTTTGTAACCAGAAAGTCTGCTAGATCTTGAGGTAATGCTTCCATTGTCATAGTTGTGTATTTAGCGCAGCATTGATATGAACGGCATGGGCTCAATGACGTTATCGCCGTGATCTTTCATTTGTGTGTCTAATTCTGCGTGATAAGTCTGCAACATCATCAACATGCGCACTATCAACAGAGAGCTCATTACCAAATCGTCGGTTTCTCCAGGTTTGGCAGCATAACTTCCGCCATTGGCCACAAAAGTTTTGAGTTCCGAAATCAAGGGTCTGCTGTACAATCTCATGCGTCCAGATTCCACAAGAATTTTGAACTTGTTGCAAGCAGTGAGTTTGGCTTTGTTTGTGGTGTTGAATCCTTTGCGGAATCTACGCCCTGTGGTGCCTGTTACACTGTTGTCGCTGAGGAAATAGCCTTTAATGTTCTCTTCCCCGTATTCGTTTATTGAGATCAAGGCAGCTTCACCAATGGTGTTGTTTTCTACTGAATAGTAGATCTTTTTGTCATCTTTGGTGACGTCGTACAGTTCATTCACAATATCAGCCAACAGTTTGACCTGGGTAGGGATGTCTGTTTTGTTGTGGCGCCATTCTGCTACTTGCTCTGTGGTTTCTGCTTCAAACACCTGTATAGCAGCAGGATCTCCACCTGTACCCAGGCTGGGATCTAGTGCCACAATGTAGATTTTGTCTTTGACAGGTGTTTTATACCAACGCACCTGTCCTGTACGACGATTGGGTTCTACTCCTTCTAGGTCTAGCAGTCTAGTAGGAGCAATCAAGGTTTCATCATTGATAACGAATTCACATTCCATTTCTCGTCGGAATCGATCTTCGCCCAATTGTGCCAGTTGTTCTAGTCCCCACTTGGCATCTCTGTCAGGATGTTCACGCCAGTTGCTTCTAAATGCACGAAAGCCGTTGATACCTAGTTCTGTGGTGTTACCATGCTCGTCCATGGTCTTGTTAGCACCTTTCCACAGATAAGCAAACTGATCTTCGTCTGAGTTGGGTGTTGATGTGATAATGGCCTTACCACCTGTGGCCAACGTAGGGCTAATAGAAGTCCAAAACTCTCGAGCAATAGTGGGTCGCACAAATGCAAATTCGTCAGCGTACAGGAGTGAGATACTCATACCCCGTCCGGTTGTTTCTGTAGTGGTCTGGGCTACAATACGACTGCCGTTTTCAAATTCCAAGCTGTTTTTGTTGTAGCTGGTGGCACCTGCCCTAATATGGTTAGGGCACAATTCGTATGCGTACCTAATACGTTGCATGATCTCTTGTGCGCCGGTGTATTTGTGTGCTGCCACAAGTATGGTCGAATCTGGCACAAACATAGCGTACCACAACAGATACCCAGCAGCCGAAGTTGATTTACCTGTTTGTCGAGGCATCAGACTGATACTGTATCTGTAGTTGTGATAGGTTTCAATCAGTCTGGTTTGATACTCAAATGGATGATAAACCATCTTACCGCGTGTGGGATGCTGGATGTAGAAGAAATGATCTAAAAAGTATAGTGGTCCATTCACAGGATCCGCACAAGCAGCAAACTCTATCAGTTCATCTTCAGTGAATACTTCCTTACGGTGCGGTGCTTTGACCAACACCGTTTCTAGATTTTTATTTGGCGGTGGCGAAATCATTTATGATTCTTTCTGCAAATGTTCTGTGTCCTTCAGGACCGGCATGCATGCGGTCTCTAGCATACCCTACTTCTTCGCGGCTTTTGGCAAACCAATCATGTGCATTGTATGTCAAACAACGTATGCCCAATCTAGCACACAATCCTTCTACTGCCAATCGATTCCGTGCGTTATTTAAGTCCGCATTGCGATCATTCAAAAACCAAGTTTTTATAAATCCGTCTTGATCGGCTCCGCTAATTTCGCTAGCAGGCAAATAAGTGTCGTGATTGTGGTTGTCTTTTTCTGATATCAAATCAAATCTGTGCTTGGGCGGTGCTGCCATTACCACCAGTTTTGGGCGTAGTATTGGTAACCAGTGATTGGCCAGCATAAAACAAGTGTCTGCGCTGGTGCCGCCCCAGGCCAGATTGTAATTTTTCAAACCCAAGGCCTGTGCGACCAAATAACTCCATGTGGCCTCTTCTGGCAGTCCAATACCAATGGTATAACTACACCCCAATGAAACTACACTGGCCGCTTGCGGATCAAATTCTTCTGATCTAAATCCCTCACTGTTTATACGATATGTTATAGCATTGGGCTCAAGCCAACCTTGGCTGCGAAAATATTCACGGTATTCTTCAACCTGCACTAGTCGTTGAAAACTTTCTTCTGTGTCAGTTGGTAACCATTTTGATATCTCCCCAGCTGATTTTGTACCAAAATGCCATAGAGTCTTATTTTTTTTCATTGTAGTCCTTGACTAGGTCGGGCCACAGGTCCGCAAACTTTGTGGTTTTCTTCAGTGTTGTTTCAATGTAGTTGTGCCATTGTGTCATATTTGGCGGTTGACGATTATTTTTTAAATAACTGTTATCAATCAAAGTCATTCGATAACTTTCCAAGACATTGGTACTAAAACGTGGTTGAGTTTGGTACTTGGCAACCACGCGATCAATTTCTGCTATGGCCAGTTGTCGTAAATTGACAGTCTGCCGTCTGATATCTAATTCTTCTGGATGGTTTAACTCACACCAGAAAATATCCAACTGTTGTTCAGCACAAAAGTCATAATATGTCATCAAGTCCATGGCGCAGTAGATTGAGTACGCTGGATGTGCTGCCACTGTTTGTTTATGACTTTTCATGACCTGTATGTTGTCAACAAACTGTGCCCAGGAGGCACCGTGCCGCACGTATTCAAATTTGTCCCTATCAGCATTGTCAAAACTGATCATCCATTGCACCATGGGCCAGGTGCGTAGTCGTTGATAGATTGCATTGCGTTCAAGGTCCACACTGAGATTGGTTGTGATCATAACACTGACTTTGCTGGGATCAAGATAGTCTAAAAACTGCTCTAGTCCCTTTTGTAGCAAGGGTTCGCCGCCGCCCAAGCTGAGTCCTTGTATGTTGTGCCCTTGTGTGCGAGCCAGTTCTATCAGGTCTGCGTGTTCGTTTTTGACATGATTGATAGGAATCTTTTTTATGCTTTGCCAGGCTGTGCTGGTTTCAGGATTGCAATACACACAGGCAAGATTGCACAAGTTGCTCCAATTGACCACAAGGTGTTCTAGTTTAAAAAAATTAATGTCTGCATCAATTGCGGCTATGGTTTCTGCACTAGCCTTGCGCACAGTTCTGCCGCTGACTCCTGTGGTCTCTTCCAGTCGTTTGCACCATGCGCATTCCGGTGCCCATTCGCCACGAGCCATGGATTGTCTCATATCAGTTAGTAACGGACCTGCTATAACTTCTTGTATGGTGTTTACTTTGACATCACCCATTTCTTCAACGCAATGAAAGCACGGACTGACCTTTCCTGTTTGGTCAATGTTGAGGCTGGTCCAAGGTGCTGGACAGAATGTGGGACTTTGTGAAATCATTGCGGTGTTATCCATGTATAGCTGGTGAGTCTAAATGAGTTTGCAGGCACTGGTCTAAGCATTCCGTGCCACTGCAATTTTCGAAAACCTTGTGAATTTGCTTGATTAATCATGATATATCCTGAATTAGATTGCATGAGGAATTGGTATCTTAATGTGTTTGAATTTTTATAGGTGTAGAATGCTGTGCCTAAGTCTGATTGACTGCCAATCCAAAACAACTGCATGGCGCCTGGCATTTCCCCGTCTGTGTGTATTTTACATGTAAATCCTGGTTCGTCGACCCACCAAGCAGTGCCTGGGTAAGCGGTTGTGCTCATGTAATTGTGTATTTTAATGTTTAATTTTTCTTCAATAGTTGGCCAGGCTTGTTGACAACAGTGATTCCATTGATCAATCCAAGGTATTGATTCATCATTTATTTGCCTACGCTTTAAAAAATCATGTCCTTGTCGGTGTGCATAAGGCAATGCCATCCAAGGTGTATTAAAAATTTGATCGACTAAATTTGCAGGCGCAATATCTTTGACCTGAAACAAATTGTTGTCGTCATCAATTGCAGTTATTTGCATAAGGACACCAGCTCTGGCCATAGTTGTTTGAACTGTCCTGCCGAATCAGGATGATACTGTGTTTCGTTAACATGTATATGTTGTTTGAACTGCTGAGTTATGTTGCGTTGTTCTTTGGTTACCGCGCGATAGTTGCTCAATGCCTGATCAAAGAACTGCTGTTCAGCAGGTGTGGCAATACCTAATGCATAAAAACGTTCAATCTCCTCTGCTGCTAATTTGGCCACGGCAGGACCATGCAAAAAAGGATCCAGGTATTCAGGTTGAAACAAATTTTGCCACAACACTGTGGCACCTGCTGACTCAACAAACTGCCTAAACTCGCACAATCTTGTGGCATTGTAAATGTTGTACACTGCATGCACACCACCCCACTGCCCTTGTGATTTCATTAATGCTTGTATGGTCTTTAAGTTTTCTTGCAACACAGGCCACGAACCACCATGTCTCACATATTCAAAACGTTGATCTATGTTGTCAAAACTCATGCTCCAACCCACTTGTTTACGTTGTGCCAACTTGCGGAATATCCGGTTAGTTTGCAAGTCAACGTTCAAATTTGTGATTAGCGTGACAATAGCAGACTCTGGTATCACGTCCAACAGTCGATCATTTTCTGGCAGCAGCAACGGTTCACCACCCACTAAAGCTACTTCGTGTATGTGCTTGTGGTGTTGTTCAATGAAATCACATACCTGTTCATAGTAAGGTCTTGCACCTGATTTGAATGGAATGTTTTTGATTCCTGCCCACTTTGAACTACATGCTTCGCCACAGTAGTTGCAACTCAAGTTACAAGTGGTATTCCAACGCACATCAACTATCACAGGGTAGTGATATTGATTGCCAGCAGTGCTGTAATCAAAGTTGGGATTTACATTGTTGTGCCAGGCACGTTCTGAATCAGCACCAAAACGTTCTGCCCGCACACAGTTGGAGCAGTACTCATGTGCTTGTCCTTGTGCCAAACTTGTGCGTATCTCTGACATTAAATTTGAATTAAGCACTTGTTCTATTGACTGTGAATTGAGGTTGCCCAGCATGTTGGGGTTGCCAGCACAGCAGGTTTTAACATCGCCACGGGGATTGATGTGTAGTCCGCGCCAGGGGGCTGCACAGTAGAAATTGCTCATACCGTATTTACGGCTGTGTTATTGACACCAAGACGTTTTGGCTTCGCCGTAGTATTCTCTGGCATGGCCATTGGCAATGAGTCCTTGTCTAATGCTCTGTCCGTTTACCAAGATGTCTCCCAATATACGACCACCAAACTTATCCCATCCATAAATAACAACCTGGTGCTTGTTTGAGGATTGTAGGGCTTGAGTTGTAAATTTACTCGCCAATTGCGCTCGCTGGTCTTCTTGTGTACATTGAGCTCTGTGTCCTTTTTCTGGCGTGTCAACTCCGTAGATTCTAACAGCCAGTTCTGGTTTGAGTGGTGCTGGTAGAAATGGAGCGGCGATCACAATAGTGTCGCCATCACTCACTCTAATAATCTGTGCATCATAAGTTGCAGAGTTCTTGGGCATCTTGCCCTGAGCCATGACCAGTGCGGGCATGATCAGTAATAATAGTAATAGTTGTTTCATAGTTTTTAGTTTGTGAGTTCTTCCCAGCCCAGTTTCCAAAGCAGGTCAGCGTTGGCACTGGTGTAGGCCACTGCCAGAGTCAAGGTGCTGGGTGTTCCGGCTGCTGTTCTCCACAGTTGCAGACGACGTTTGATATCTTCGCTGATCTCCACTTCGTCTCGACTGCTGGACAGGCCCGCATAGACCACAGTACCGTCAGTGATCACATTGCTGTGTATGGCAGTTTGAACAACTGATCCAGCCACATTGCTGAAACTGGTAGTGAAGGTGGCATTTTCAATCAGTTGGAACTGGCCGTATCTCACATCCAGTGACAATATATCCAGTTGAGCTGGTACAACCACTGCATCAGGATAGGCCGGATTCAGTCGGATACTGCACAAGGCTGTGACAGTGTTGGCCGAACTTATTCGGGTTGGAGTTGTATTGTTGGACACATACGCAATCTTAGTGGCAGGATTATAGCCACCTTCCGATATTACTGTGGAGCAAATCTGTTTCATGGTGCTCACACCTGAGGTAGCACCGGTGTTGGTTATTTCGTAGCGAGGGTTCAGGGTGGCAGTGGTCATGTACACTGTGGTGTTGCCCGGCTGGTTGGCATGTTGGAATGTGTGGCACACAATGAATTCACCGTTTATGACAAATCCGGTGCGTACATTGCCCACGCCCAGCCACTCAACATCACACCAAAAAATTTGTGTGAGAGTAGGGTCTAGTACCGTGCCCGACAATAAAGTGTTGCCGTTCCACGAGGCCTGTGGGATTCTTTCTTCAACCACGCTGCCTGTGGTGCTACTACGAATCACAAGATTCAGAGTGGTGCCCACTGCTTCAAAATATATGCCATTGTCTACTGTGAAGTAGCCCACACGCTGTGTAAGATTTGCCTTGAGTGTGGCCATGGCAAACGTGTTCATGATCAGCAGGCTTTTGCCGGGTTGATAAGCCTGCACGGTTTTGCTTTGTCTTGTCACACTGCTTCCACTGGCAGCTGATACATTTAGATTGAATGAACTTTCATTGGCCACATACACCACATTGCCGCCTGTGGCTGTGATGTTTGAAAACTGATCACCGTCTATGTAGCGATTTTGGCTGTCAAAAAGGGTAAAGGGATTGC